GCAAAGAAAAGATTAAAAGAATTATTAAAATCTGATGTGGTATTAAAAACATTTAAAGGACGAGGAGGAGAAGATGCTAAAGGTAAGTTTGGTCGTATCCTTGGTGACTTTAATGTATATTATCATGCTGATGATCGTGTCTGTCGAGTAACTGAAATCATGGTCAAAGAAGGTCATGCAGTTGAATACCACGGTGGAAGTAAGGACGATGTTGAAAAACAACATTTAGAGAATCGTAAAAGGATTCTTTCCGAAGGACTTATTAACGAAGATACATATAATAAGTATGTAGCTTCTGGTAAATATGAGTGACATACTGGCATTTTTCGGTAATCCTTTTATTTGTCATTCCTGTCGCAGCATGGTATGCAGCTGTATGGATGACTGACTATTTTGATGGTAAAAAATAATTTCATAAAAACTATTGACATTCATAATGAACTATAGTATAATATACGGTATATGAGATATAATAATAACTTTAATAATGGTCTATCGGTCGACTTAAGACCTAGGAAAAGACATCCTAAAGATAAAAGACCACCTACACCAATGCCATTTGATGTTGCATTAAGGAAATTCAGAAAGAATGTTGAAAAGGCAGGAGTTCTGAAGGAATTGAGAAAAAGAGAATTTTACGAAAAGCCTACCGCTAAAAGAAAGAGGAAAAAGGCTGAAGGTATTAAAAGACATCAGAAAAGAATCTCTATGGAAAATAGAGCATTCAATGCAAGAGGAAAAAGAAATTACAGATAAACTATTGACATTCTTATATCAATAGATTATAATTGTTTTGTTCAGTGGGAATAAACCATGACGGCGAGATCGTAAGATTTAGGACCCACGACGGCTACCGAGTCCGGGAGCAACTTTTGAACTACCAACGGACTTACCAAGTGACTATGGTTGCGAGGTAGGACAACTGAGTAGGAATCTAACGCCAAAGGACCAACCACTGAACGACCTTTTTGAATGGATTTTATATTATGGCATTAGTTCGTGGATTATCAACGCTTAACACTCGAAAGCGTAAAATAAAAATCACAAAAGCAAAACTTGCCCAATACGAAATTGATTGGCGTAAACATAATAAGTGGGCAAAGTCAAACGGTCTTCATGACCTTCGTTACGATACTGTAGAGGAATATATAGATTATTGCTTAGGTAAAACTAAGTTAAATCGTGACGATTTCAAAAATTATTCTCAACCAAAAACTTATCGTCGTGAAACTCCACATTATCCAAGTATGGAGATGTCGATGACAAGTGCAGGACAAGGTACAAAGAAAGAATCACAAAAGTACACAGGTACATTAGTTAAGGGTATTGCTACAATGCATAAGTCTAACGCTGTTCCTGTGATTGACCAAAAACAAGCTGAAGAAATATCAAGGATGGCAAGATGACATTATATTGTGACTTTACATTTTCAATCGACCAATACGGTCTCAAGTTAACTGATAAAGACAGGCCCTTAGAACCGTATTCACAAGTTAAAATTGACAGGACTCCACTACAAGTTGGAGATACATTCACATTAGAGTTGGACCCTGATGGTTGCATATTCTTTCGTAAGACAGGCAACGAATTTATGGACCACCAACAATTGGAGTTAAACTTTGGGTAAGAACGATATTACCGGAGATAACCTAACAAGCAAAGCGCCTAATAAGGCGTATGATGATGGTTGGGATCGTATCTTCGGAAAGAAAAAATCAAAAGAAGCTCATGCCGAAGAGTTCAATGGTGAAAGAGCTAATTGGTATGGATATGCTGATGTCGATGAAGATACAGAATTAAGTTCTGAATTTGCACACCCTGCATATACAAGATACCCTCACCTTAAAAATCAAAAGATGAAACAAAAGGCAATGACTGAATTAAATTATGACGGCAACGAAGATCGTGGTCGTTACGGAGAAGATGAATCGAATGACTGAACCTTGGAAAATTATACAACAATTAGAATCTGACAATAGTAAACTTTTTAAAGAAGATGTTATCAGAGCTAATGTTGATAATCCGGAGTTCGTAGCAGGTTTACAACTTGCTCTTGATAATATGGTGACCTTCGGTGTTGCTCAAGTTCCTGAAAAGAAAGATCCTACAGGAGAAGGTATTACTCCTGAAGATTTTGTTGCTGTTGCTTCTAAACTTGAGAACAGAACATTAACAGGAAATGCTGCTCGAGATGCAATCCTTGTATTAATGGCAAAAGCAACACAAGAACAATGGAACGATTGGTATCGTAGAATCTTAATTAAAGACTTTAGAGCAGGTTTCTCTGTAAGTACAGTCAATAAGGCAAAGCCAGGAACTATTCCTGTGTTCAAATGTATGCTTGCTCATAGTGGTGATAACAATCCTAAAAGGATTACAGGAGATGTTGTTGTTGAATATAAGTACGACGGTGTTAGGGCAATTGTAATTGTTAAGAATGGCAATGCTACTATTTACTCTCGTAATGGAAAACAATTAAATAACTTCCCACATATTGAAAAAGCATTCAGTAAGAAGATGTTTGATAATCTAGTTTTTGACGGTGAAGTTATGTCAGAAGATTTTCAATCATTAATGAAACAAGTACATAGGAAAGAAGGTGCTCAAACTGAAGATGCGTATTTTGCATTATTTGATTTCCTACCTCTTGACGAATTTATGACAGGAGGAAGTACCTTACCTCTCGATAAAAGAAAGTCCTTATTAAAAGGATTTTCAGAATCCGAGTATTTTGAAGATTGTATTCGTTTATTAAAATATTATACTTTGAACATCGAAGATGATGCTGATAAGTTTAAAGAAATTAATAATGAAGCAATTGAAAACGGTTATGAAGGTATTATGGTTAAACCTATAGGTGGAGCTTACGAATGTAAACGAAGCTATGGTTGGTTGAAAATGAAACCTTATATTGAAGTAACACTTAAAGTCACCGATGTTGAAGAAGGAACAGGAAAAAATGAAGGAAGCACAGGAGCACTTGTCTGTGAAGGTACCGATGAAGGTAAGTTTATCAAGGTTAATGTTGGCACAGGTCTCAGCGATGATATGCGGGATGATATTTGGAATAACCTTGACTCTGTGGTTGGTCAATTAGTTGAAGTAAGAGCTGATGCCATTACAATAAGTCAAGATTCCGAAGACGAATACAGTTTAAGATTTCCAAGATTTAAAACATTTAGGGGTTTCACTCCGGGAGAAAAACTATGACGCAATATGATGACGTGGTCGAAAAACAGAAAACTTTGTTAGAAGCTGAAGATTGGGCAATGCAAGTCAAGTCTTTACATGTACATTCTTTTGATTCTATGTGGTATGACGACCATCCTGAAGATACAGAGAATGGAAAAATGGTTACTGACGTAGAATATAATTGTGGTTTAATTAAAAGGACACAAGACGGAAAACTTCTTCGTACTTTTGGCAAAGAGCTAAAAGGACAAGCGTTATATGACCATTACTGCCGAAGTACATGAGAACCTCTTTAATTATATTTTTGATAGGATTGACTTTTGTCTCTCCTCTTTTTGTAATAAACGCACAACCTCAGGCAGAACCAATTCAGCTTGAGGTTGATTACGTTTTAACTCGTGCTGAACATTGTATGGCACTTAATGTATATCATGAAGCAAGATCCGATAACCTAGCAGGCAAGTTTGCTGTTGCTGATGTTGTCTTAAATCGTGTATATGACACTAGATACCCTTCTACTGTATGTGATGTTATATATCAGGGTAAACACAAACCTTCTTGGAAGGACCCTAATGTGCTTGTACCTATTAGAAACCAATGTCAGTTTAGTTGGTATTGTGATGGAAAATCAGATGATCCTTATGATTCCGATTCGTGGAGAGAAGCTGTTTTAATATCAGTTCAGATAATAAACGATGGAAGGTATCGCGGTTTAACTGAAGGAGCAACACATTATCACGCTGATTGGATTGAACCATATTGGGCTCCAACATTACAACAAGTTGGTACTATAGGCAGTCATGTTTTCTATAGAGCTGAAATGAATAAATAACTCTATAATTAAATTATGGAGTACATTATGAAATTCGCAGGAGTGGACTATAGTTTATCAAGTCCTGCTATTTGTGTTCATGTTGGTGATGAATGGAAATATGAAAATTGCACGTTTTATTATTACGTAAAACAAAAGAAGTTGCTACAAGGTGAAAAAGGTCAATACGTAGCAACAATGTATCCTGACAATTGGACAAGCGACCAGGAACGATATGATATGTTAGGTTCTTGGTCTTTAGAGAAAGTACTTGATGCTGACTTTGTTGGAATTGAAGGATACGCATTTGGTGCAGTAGGACGAGTATTTCAAATCGCAGAAAATGCAGGTTTATTTAAACACAAGCTTTATGAACAAGAAAGAAAGTTTGGAGTATTTGCACCAACAGTGATTAAGAAGTTCGCAAGTGGTAAAGGAAACGCAAATAAAGAAAGAATGATTGAAGCGTTTGAGGAAGAAGTTTCTATTGACATTCGCGAAAAATGTGGTATAATAAACAAATCATGGAATCCAATTACTGATATCGTAGATGCCTATTATATTTGTAAGTATGGATTCTATCAAGAAAACGGTATAACAGATGATAGTAATATTTAACGGACCCCCGGCTTCTGGGAAAGATGAAGCAGCAAGCCTCTATAAAGAAATGTTTGGTTTTGGAAACCTGTCTTTCAAATATCAACTATTTAAAGAAACAGTAAAACACTTTAATGTTGATGAAAGATGGTTTATGCAAGGTTATGAAAACAGAGAAAGTAAAGAAAAGAAAGAAGTTGCTTTAAATATGATGTCTCGTAGAGAGGCAATGATTCATGTATCCGAAGACATTATTAAACCAAAGGAAGGATTGGATTATTTCGGTAAGTTAGTTGCCGAAGAAGTTGAAGAAGGTAAACATTACGCAATCGCTGATGGCGGTTTTGTTGAAGAACTTGAACCTTTGATTGAAAAAGTCGGAGCAGAGAACATTATTATTGTTCAACTTACAAGAGAAGGATTTGATTATTCTACAGATAGTCGTAGATATTTCAATGGTAATTTAGTTAAAGAATATTGTATCAATTTTGAGACCAAGATTGATAAAGCATATGTACTTAATGAAGAAATGGATATAAGAACTTATAGAGTACATAACAATGGCGCAGTAAGGAATTTCCACGCAACCCTTATTGAGATTTACAATGAACTTAATGAAGAGTTTAAACTTGATAGCACTGACGGACAAATTACAGAATCTACCGATACCGAACATAATCAATCTTAAAGAGTGTACTGACCGAGCAAGCTGGACAACATCAGAATTTGAAAGGCACGGTGTTAACAATATAAAGATTCATCGGTACGATCGTTATGAAGAAGGAAAAAGTATTTCTTTCGTAGGTGACCAAACAGCAATTGAGCAAACAACAAAAGGTGTCACATCGTCCCATCTTCTTACAATTAAATGGTGGTATGAAAATACGGACGAAGAATATGGTTTGTTCTTTGAAGACGATTTAGATTACGAGACAGTTCAATATTGGAACTTCACATTAGAAGATTATATTGAAAGATGTAATCAATGGGATTGGGGAGCATTACATATGTGTAATGTTTTTGAATATCCTTATGATTTTCAAAACGAATACATTCCGATGGTTCCTAGAAAAAGAGAACTCTGGGACCACGGTTTACAAGCATACGCAATAAAAAGAGAGTATGCAAAAAAATTAATAGAATATTATTTTGGAGAAGATCCAAGTAAAATTAATTATCGTATGCCATTAGGCAGTCCGATAACAACAGAAAATAATATATTACACGGATTTGGATTAGTAATTACTTTTCCGTTATTCAATCACAATGTGACTGACTTCCGTTCAAAGAATATATATTATTATAACGAACAAGCAAGTTCAGCTTTCTATTCTTACGAGTTCCTTGATGGATGGTGGGAAAAGAAAGGTCAGTGGTTATCACTTGATGGTATATTTGACAATGAACGAGAATCACATAAAATTTATGGAGAATTATAATGAGTTGTGTTTATAAAGGCGAAATCATTAATTCAGAACAATCTGCCAACGCAAATGGTGGAACTGAAATGATGAGACAACGTTTGATAGATAATATTGATAAAGAAGTATTAGAAAAAGTAGCAGTACATTTATCAAGACCTAGAGAATTATACGATGATGTCCCAAATGTACTTTGGTGTCATGACCTAGCAGAAGATCCTGAGAATCAAATCTTAAAAGATGGCGGATGGCAAAAGTTTAATCATTTTGTCTTTGTGTCAGCTTGGCAGCGTGACCAATACGTTGTAAGATTTGGTATACCATATAGTATGTGTTCAGTTATTCACAATGCGGTTGAAAAGAAATACGACCCTAAAGAAAAAGATATGGAAACAATTCGTTTCGTCTATCATACAACTCCACATCGTGGATTAGAATTGCTTGTACCTATTTTTGAATCCCTTACTAAAGAATTTGATAATATTCATCTTGATGTATTTTCAGGTTTTGAGATTTATGGTTGGGAACAACGCAACGAAGCTTATAAAGAATTATTTAAAAGAATTGAAGACCATGAACAAATGACTTATCATGGAGTTAAGTCAAACGACGAAGTTTTAGAAGCATTAGATAAATCTCATATTTTCTTATATCCTAATATATGGAAAGAAACATCTTGTATTGCTTTGCTTGAAGCAATTAAGTCGCAAATGATTTGTATTCATCCAAATTATGGAGCACTACCTGAGACAGGAGCAAATGCAACAATTATGTATGATTGGAATGAAGATATGAATCATCATGCAAATTATGCTTTTGCTGTGACAAGACAAATACTAACGCAAATGAAAAATGATCCTAACTATTTCCACGGATTTACTTTTTCTGACCGTTTTAACTTGGCAAGAAATTCAATTGCCTCATTTGCCACTATGTGGTCAACCTTATTAAGGAACTTAGGAGATGCCTACCAAAAACAAGGATAACTTAATACAGTTTCCTTCTATACATTCAAATCCCCCAATTGACCAAGTGTCAGTTCAACAAAGGATTAAAGAATATAAAGAATCTTATTCAACAGAGCTTGCTGAAATTATTTGGGAAAATGTATTAGGTGAAATGGCAAGGGCAGGTTGCGATTTTGATTCTGACATGGAAAAATACTTTCCATCGATGATTTTAATATTTGAAGCAATCCGTTCTTTACATCTACAAACGATGGGAGAAGAACATCAATTACAACCTTTTGCTGAACATAACGTTCTCATATTAGATTCTGACCCGGACCGTATGTCTGGAGGACTGAAAAAGAATTTGGAAGAAACTATTGACATTGACTCTGATTTAGATTAAAATGGTACATTGAAACAGTAAATTTGGATAAATTATGATATTAGTTGACTATAACCAAGTAATGCTTGCGAGTCTTTTCGCAGGTATTGGAAACCATACAAATGTCGAGCTTGATGAAAATCTTCTCCGACATATGTTTTTAAATTCTATCAGGTTCAATCGTAAAAAGTTCTCTGGTGAATATGGAGAAATTGTTCTCTGTTGTGATAATACGAATGTTTGGAGAAAAGATTACTTTCCATATTATAAAGCAAATCGTAAAAAGAATCGCGATGAATCAGAACTCGATTGGAATGCACTCTTTGATGTAATTCATGAAATCCGTAGAGAGATTGAAGAATTCTTTCCATATAAAGTATTATACATTGACCGTTGTGAAGCAGATGATATTATTGCTACATTGGTCGAGGAACACGGTACTGAACTTAACACAGGCGCTGAAAAGATATTAATCCTTTCAGGAGATAAAGATTTCATTCAATTACATAAGTATGCGAATGTTGACCAATACAACCCTGTGTTGAAGAAATGGATAAGACATGCAGATCCTAATAAATATTTACAGGAACATGTATTAAAAGGTGATGTTGGTGACGGCATTCCAAATATTCTTTCTGCTGACAATTGTTTAGCAATCGGTGAAAGACAAAAGCCGATGACAAAGAAAAGGATTGAAACGTTCACAAGTACACCTGACCAAATGGATGAAGAAACTAAGTTAAGGTTCAATCGTAATAAGCAAATGATTGACTTATCTCAGATTCCTCAGCAGTATAAAGATATTATACTGAATGAATATAATAACCAAGAAGAAGTTGGACGATCTCATTTGTTTAACTACTTCGTAAAGAAAAAGTTGAAAAACTTGATTGGAGACTTACAGGATTTTTAATTATGATTAGAGATGCAGTATGCGACGTCATTGACGGAGCAGTAAAACAAAAAAGTGTAAAAGACAAAGTTGCCTTTTTACAAAAATATGCCTCAGTGCCATTGAAAGGAGTTCTTCGTTTGATTTATGATGAAGATATTGAATTCATGGTACCTGACAGTAAACCCCCATATAAAGAAAATAATTTAATTGACCTTGATACTATGTTGTATCGAGAAGCAAGACGTTTAAGAATTTTCTTTAAAGGTGGTGGTTATGACAACCTCAACCAAATGAGACGTGAAGCGTTGTTCATTCAACTGCTTGAAGACCTATACCCAGGAGATGCAAAATTGTTATCAGAGAATATGATTTCTCATACTCCAGTTAAAGGACTTACAAGAAAGACGGTTGAAACAGCATTTCCCGGACTCTTCGAAACAGCCCTCCCGGAACTCGGATTTAAGTAAAAGGAAATTAACATGGCTAGGCGCGAAAAGCAAAGCGCTAATAATTCCGATTGGAATGAATACAGAAAAGTTGATAGTAAACGCAACAAAAATAAGCAAAAAACGAGAAATACTCGAAAACAAAAGTTGACGGAAAAACGAAATTTTCTTTCATAAAACTATTGACATTCAGTCGTTTCTTTGTTATAATATAATCTGAAATGGAAAAAGAAATGACAAAAATGAACTATCGAGCTGAAAAATTAATACTTGTTGACTGTGATGGTGTTCTCCTTGATTGGAAATACGCCTTCTACGGTTGGATGGCCGAAAAAGGTTATATTATGAAAGTTCATGGAGCCTACGAGGTTGCTGAAACTTTCGGTATTACAAAGGCCGAAGCAAAGTCGTTAATCAGACAGTTCAACGAATCTGCAAGAATTGGGTTTCTACCCGGTCTAAGAGATGCAATCAAATATGTTAAAAAATTACATGACGAAGGTTATGTGTTTCATTGTATTACTAGTCTCAGTACTGATTACTATGCCGGTAAGCTGAGAGAACACAATCTTGAAACTCTGTTCGGAAAAGGAGTTTTTGAGAAAGTCGTCTGCCTTGACTGCGGAGCTGATAAGGATGATGGATTGGCTCCTTACAAAGATAGTGGTTGTATTTGGGTTGAAGATAAACCTGAAAATGCAGAGTGTGGCTTGAATCTAGGTCTGAGACCTTATTTAATCGCTCACGATTTCAACGATGATTACAACCATCCTGACATACCAAAAGTTAGGCTTTGGAAGGAAATCTACGAAGAAATTGTATAAATACAATTATGCAAGTTTGGATTGGATATTAAATGCCTACATATACGTTTGAAGATACAAAAACAGGCGAGCAATTCGAGAAGTTTCTCAAGCTCTCTGCTCGCGAAGATTATCTAAAAGAAAATCCCCATTTAAAACAAATAATTTCTAGTGCGTCAACTTTGATTGATAGCGCACGCTTGGGCCGTATGAAACCGGACCAAGGTTTTCGTGATTTGCTTACATCTATGAAAAAAAATAAATCATACACAGGAAACAAAATCAACGACTGGAAATAATATACATTATCTCCATAGTTGATGCAAAAGGAGATTATATATGTCAAGACAGCGTCGTTTATCACCGAAAGAGAAAAGGTTATTGAAGAGGAAACAAAAAGGGACTTTAGATACAAAATTCTCAATGAGAAATATTTCCCCAATGACAACGACTCAAGAGGATATGTTCGACAGCTATCGTGCTGGATATAATATTGCTGCTATCGGAACGGCAGGCACAGGAAAAACAATGTGTGGATTATATCTTGGTTTGAGTGACATTTTAAATGATGATAATTATGACCAAGTTATAATTGTCCGTTCAGCAGTTCAGACAAGGGAACAAGGTTTTATGCCAGGTACCCAGGCTCAAAAAGAAGCCGTCTATTCAGTACCTTATGCTGATATTGTAAACAACTTATTTGGCCGAGGAGACGCATGGGAGATTTTAAAACAAAAACACTCAGTCAAATTTATGACATCATCGTTCGTTCGTGGACTTACATTTGATAATTCAATTATCATTGTTGATGAATGTCAGAGTATGACCTATCATGAACTTGATAGTATCATAACAAGAGTTGGTGAAACATCAAGAATCATATTCTGTGGTGACACAGCGCAAGATGACCTTGCCACTTCAAGAAATAGGAATGATACATCCGGTCTTGGAGATTTTATTAATGTATTAAAAAGGATGGACCATTCCTTCAAAGTAGTTCAATTTGGAATTGAAGATATTGTAAGAAGTGGTTTAGTTAAAGAATATATTATCGCAAAGGAGAGACAAACATATAGGCCTTCATTAGCAATGACTGCCTAACAAACACGGGGACCTTCGGGTCCCCACATTCTCAGGATTTATTATGAAATTATTTGAACACAATGCGGACGCACCTGTCCTAGAAAAATTAACAAGAGCAAACATAGACGGAAAACGTATTTACCAAACTCCATCAGGAGAAGGATATCCTTCAGTCACAACTGTATTAGGTATCTTAGGTAAAGAAGATTTGGCAAAATGGAGAAAGCGAGTTGGCGAAGAAGAAGCAAATCGTATCTCTACTCAAGCCGCAAGACGTGGTACCGCAGTACACAAGCTATGTGAAGATTATTTAGATAATGATCCTAACTATTCTAAAAAGCATATGCCTGCGAATATTCAGATGTTCAATACAATGAAACCAATTCTTGACGAAAGAATAAATAATATTTGGTACCAAGAGTGTTTCTTGTATTCTAACGAATTACAAACTGCAGGCCAAGTTGACTGTATTGCTGAATGGGATGGTGAACTTGCTGTTGTTGATTTTAAGACATCAAGGAAACTCAAGAAAGAAGAATGGATTTTAAATTATTATATGCAGGTTTCTTTTTATGCCAAAGCATTTGAAGAAATGACTGGTACTCCTGTAAAGAAAGGTGTTGTCTTTATTGGAGTTGATAACGAAGACCCACAAGTGTTTGAGTTTGATACATCTGATTATCTTGACCACTTTAAAGCTGTAAGGGAAACGTATAAAGAATTATATGAAAAAGAAAAGGTACATAATCTCTGATGACAATATGGGAGTATTCCTAGGAACGTATAATGGGTACGATCTTGGAATGGAAGATGACCACAGAATTTATGCATGTTTTGCCGCGAACAATCCTTTCGGTCTAACTACTGCTTGTTCGTTTAAAACTGAAAGAGCAGCTTATCATTATATACAAGATATGTTTCCTCCAAAGAAACAAAGAAATTTAAAAACATATGAGGTTCAAACTGACAGTGAATTTCCTACTGTCGTAGACATGATTAAGTCAGGTCTTGGTGAAGAAACCTTTGATATGATAGACGGTTTAGTTGCCGAAGGAAGCCAAGTTATTCATTAATAATAAATAACTATTGACATCATAAAGAAAATAGATTAAAATAGCTCCATTATGTTGATATCAGAAAAGAGATTAGTTCAAGAAGCGTTAATGCTGTGTATCAAAGCACACAATGGTCAAAGACGGAAATACACCGGAGAACCATATTCAATTCATCCTATAGGTGTTTCAAAAATAGTTGAAACTGTAGAGCATACTCCTGAGATGATTGCTGCAGCTTTGTTGCACGACGTAGTCGAAGATACTGATGTCACATTTAGAGAAATCAAAGATAGCTTTGGTTCAGTCGTTGCAGAGTATGTTCATTACTGCACAAACGTTTCAGAAAAAGATGACGGCAATCGTCAATTTCGTAAAAAGATGGATGCCGACCATTTTGCATTAGGACCTGCAGAAAGTCAAACAATAAAGGTTGCCGACTTAATTCATAATAGTCAAACCATTATTCCGCATGACCAAAAATTCTTCCATAAAGCTTACAAATACGAAAAGCAATATATGATGGATGTTTTGACAAAAGCAGACCCTATCTTAAAAGGTCAAGCTCAAACAATGCTTGACGAATCATGGGATCCAGTTAAGTAAACTGGGTCCTATTTTTTTCTTAAAATTTTCTCATAAAAACTATTGACATTCTCCATGAGATAGAGTATAATAGTATCTGTAAATTGGAAATGGAGTTAAATTATGAGTGATTTATCATACTGGGGTGGAAACGGACCTCATCAAGATTTGGCAGATAAAATGGGAAATATGATCCCAGTATCTGGTCCTTGTTATAATGTTCCTGGAGACGATTCTTCAGGTATCAATCAACCGCTTGACCGTTATCGTCAAGTTGTCAACGCATACTACGATATTTTTAACAACGGTGGATGTAATTCTGTCAGCCGTAAGGTTGCTAAATTCTTCCCTGGTGTTATGCAACATCTTCGTGGTAGCAATTACCGTAGCCCAAATTGGGACTTAATCCATGACATTGTAGATGCCCAAATGGACAAGCATGTCAAAATTGCTGCGAAAAAAATGAATTTATTTTCATAAAAACTATTGACATTCGTTATGAGATAGAGTATAATGGTTGTATAAATTATGGAAAAGGTGGAAAATATGAAAAATTACATTGTGAAACAGGTAGTGATTCCTAAAGAAGAAAGGGAATATCCTAACCTGTATAATTGGGATGGCGCTGTCGCAAAGTCAGGAGCCTGGAAAGCAAGAATGGATTGTATGCATTTTAGTCAAGATGATACTTTCGACATTGAGAACTTTAAGTTCTTTAAAGATTGCTTTGAAGTTCAAGCGCAAAGCTTGGATCACGTTTTTAAAATCACTAACCTATGGGACGAACCTGATGCAGTGTTCACCATTCATCAAGGTCACAGTACTTCAGTCGGTGATATCATCGTAGAGAAGGACACAGGAGACCATTACATGGTTTGTGATTTCGGTTTCAAGAAGTTAGGTATCACAGGAGTTCTTGCTGATGTCGCTTAATGAATATTTTGAATTTTTGGATGCTCTGAGGGAGTCAGGAACTATTAATATGTTCGGTGCTCCTAAGGTGCTTCAAGATGAGTTTGGTTTGAGCAAAGGAGAATCTTTTGAAATCTTCAAAGCTTGGACTGAGAAATTTAATCAATAATTGTGGAAAAGGAGATAAATTATGGCACATGAATTGGAAATGGTAAACGGTGTAGCCTCTATGGCATATCGTGAAAGTAAAGGTGTACCTTGGCATGGTCTTGGTGTACCGGTATCGGATGATATGACTCCGATAGAAATGATGAAAGCTGCTAATCTTGATTGGACAGTTTCTAAGCAGAAGTCCTTTATTGAACTCAATGGTGAAAAGATTGAGACAGGTCAAGAGGCTTTGGTAAGAGACACTGACGGCAAGATCTTGACAAATGTTTCTGGTAATTGGAAGCCATGTCAAAACTTGGAAGCTTTTGAGTTCTTTACTGACTTTGTATCAAATGGTGATATGGTCATGGACACAGCAGGTAGTATTAAAGACGGTCAGATGGTCTTTGCTGCAGCTGATGTGAAAGACGGTTTCACTCTGTTTGGTGGAGACGAAGTAAAAGGATATCTTTTGTTTAGTAATCCTCACGTCTATGGAAAATCTATTGATGTCAAGTTTGTTATGACAAGGGTAGTTTGTAATAATACTCTGTCTATGGCTTTGACTGAAAGAGGTCAACCTGCAGTAAGGTTATCGCATAGAAATGAGTTCGACCCTGAGCTTGTTAAGCAACTATTAGGTATTTCACATACAAGAATTGAACAGTTTAAAGAAGCTGCTGAATTCCTTGGTTCTAAGAGATACTCTGATGAAGCTTTCCAAAGGTTCCTCGGACAAGTATTTGGTACTTCAAATCAGAAGGACAAGGAATTGTCAAGAACTGCTGAAAGAGCTTTGGAAATAGTTGATACTCAACCAGGAGCTAACTATGCACCAGGAACATGGTGGAATGCTTACAACGCAGTCACATATATGACTGACCATGAAATGGGTAGGACTGCAGATACAAGAGCTGCGGCTGCTTGGTTTGGACATAACGCGAAAAGAAAGCTTGATGCTCTCAACGTCGCGGTTGAAATGGCGGAGGCTGCGTAAGCGGCTTCCATTTTCATGGAATTTAATCTTATACAACTATTGACATCATAATGAAACTATGGTATAATAGTTGTATAAATTAAATTGGAAAAGGATATATTATGGTAAAATTTGATAAGAAAGGTAAAGTAAGAACTTCTGCTTATGTCGGAACATTCAGTACTCAATGTGCAGGTGATATGCTTGAGGTTGAGGCAATTAAGGATGTTGTGAAAAACTTAAACCAAGAGCTGAAGTATTACAAGGCAAAGGACCAAAGAGGTAGAGATATCAGGTTCAGAACCACTCTAAAGGCAAGAAAGCCTATTAATAAAATTACTAATCCAAGGACTGGAAGAAAGAGAGGTTATTCTACTTTCGGTGATGTGATTGGTGGAATGGAAAATGCAGGAGCGGTTGATGTCTATATTCATAGGTATCTGACTGACGCTATGTGGAAACAAGGATTTAACTATGAAAGTTAAAATTGAGTTGGAGCTTGATACTGATAGAGATGCTCATGAAATTGAGCAACTTATCGAGCTTGCGCAAAAGATTAAAGAAAAGGCTGACGAAGTCAACGAAAGTAATTAATTTATTTTCATAAAAACTATTGACATTCGTTATGAGATAGAGTATAATTGTTCTATCAATTGGAAAAGGAAGGTAAATATGAAAATCGTTATTCAAACTCAATATTGTGAAAACTATGCTTGGAACGAGGATGGCTCGTTAGGTACAGGCGCTGATGCGTACTGGAAGTTCAAGGGTGGTGATACATACATTGTTGAGGATGTGACCGCTGAGCAAGCGCAATCTTCATCTTTCTGGGATGAGCTTGAGACTCTTGTCACTTATTATAACGATGCTTCAAAAGAGTACGTTCTTGACATGACAGTCATCGATGATGCTGACTTCAAACTCGAGGACCACATTCAAGAGTGGGAAACTCCTACTTATATCATTCAAGCCGAATATGGATTCATAGCTCAAAAGAGAACTATGAATGGTGAGTTCGGTTATATGAGGCCTGAGATTAAGTCTAAATTTGAAACTTGGACTATGCTTCCAAGACAGGAGAGGAAATTCTATTCTTCTTCCTTCACTATGGATAATGATCTTATCCTATCTTCCACTGAACTTGAAACTTATTTGAAGGAGGCAGCGTAATGTCTAGGAATACTATCTACGATACAATTTCAGTACTTATTATTATTACCTTAATTGGAGGTCTTGCATTGGCAATGATTTTCAATATCACAGGTATGCCTGATGTTCATATGAGCTATTCAACAGGAGAGTGTGTTAAAGTAATTAACTACGACGAACGTTTTAATTACACTTGTGAAAATTTACCAGAGAAATATAATCATATCTGGGTGGAGTAAATTATGTTAAATGCAATATTAGAATTTATTTTTGTATCAGCTGTTATGGTTGGTTCAATGTTCTTTTGCTATATGTCCTTTCATGTAGTTGAAGAACAAAAACAAAAGAAGTGGATTCCTCTTCCTTGGGAGAAGGGTGGATTCTTAAATAAAACTTATCACAAAGTATTTGATAAGTCTGATGTAAAATATAGAGACGGGGATAATACATGAAAAAAGGCTTGATTGATACAGTAGGTGAAGGATTTAAACATTCTTACGATGTAGTGTCAAATCTTACAGATTGGAAATATGTCGGTAAGATTACTTTAGCCTTTATCCCAATCGTTGTTTTTACAGCCTGGTATTGGGTGATTAAAGGTCTTTGGCTTGGAACCGATTATATCAACAAGAAAGGCGATAAATTTCTAGAAGGCTTTTTAAAATGATTGAGATTTTGAAAGAAGTCACTGATTGGAATGATATGAAAATCAATAATGGTTTCTATCATGTAAATCAAGCTGGGCATTTAATTGCTCATCAAGCTGCAGGTGGTAAACTTAAAGTATTTAAAAATCCACTTAAACAGTTTTCAAAGTCAAGACGTAAGTTTGTAAAGGTTGGAGATTATCAAGAAAAGAATAATCTCGGAGGTATTCCTGTTCCAGGAAGTAATGGGAATACTTATTATATTATCGACGGAAAATGTAACTGTAAAGGATTTCAGTTCCGTGGTGATTGTAAACATGTAAGGAGTGTAGCATGAATATGTTGAAGAAAGTAATTTTATTTGTCGTGGATAGTTGGAGACTTGTAATGAATGCCAAGTATAATCCTTTGAGGTTTATTCCGGATCCAAGCTTACAAACCTACTTTATGTTGGTATTGTTTACTATGTGGTCGGTGTACTTTGGATTTGTTGCATCTTACTATATGGGATGGTTAGGTTATTCTACTGTCACAAGTATCATTGTTCATATTGGTGTTCTATTACCTATTGCATTTACGAATGCAGTATTTTTAGATGCTGAACGTGATGGTTCTAAATGGTTGAAAGATTGGAGAGAGAAATGATTGAACAGGCTACAAGAGAAGATGTAATTCGTAAATACTTTAACGCATTCAGTAATAAAGATATTGATACCTTAGAGAATATGTTTGATAAGGATGTCACTCTAACTGATTGGGAAATCTCTGCAGAAGGTTTATTGCCTGTCTGTCGAGCAAACGAAGAAATCTTTAGAAATGTTTTGAGGATTACCGCGATTCCTGAAGAGATACTTATTGACGGAAATAATGTTTGTGCATTGTTAACCATTGAAGTAATCACCGAAGGTACTGACCCAACAAATGATTTCGCAGAGAACCATGAGTCACTTAAAGTTGTTGATTTAATAACGCTGACCAACGACCTTAAGATTAAATCAATCGCAGCGTTTAAGCAATAATTATGGACGAACGAATCTTAAAAGAAATTCAACTCTCTCGTCAATTAGCAAGAGAGATTCAATGGGTTATAGATTCCGGAGGTGTTATGCCTGTTCAGATAAGAACTCAATATGATAAGCTCAAAGAGTTCTATGACCAGTGCATCGCTGACGGTGATATGTCTTAATGTAACATTTCTGTAAAATATTACAATTATTTCATATTTTTATAATACATTATCAATTCTGGTTATATATACAATTGTAAGCGATTTGTATAATGAATCGTTTATATATAGACAAGGATAATGATGAACAAAAAAATTATGATAGCAATGATTGCTTGCTTAATCGCAATCCCAGCTTACGCTGACTGGAGGATGGACCGATTTGATTTAAATGAAGACAACCTAATCAGTGTAGAAGAGCTAAAAGCAAATGGCTGCACAGTAAAGAAATCTTTATTTAATGCTGCCGATAAAAACAAAGACTCCTTCTTAGATAAAAAAGAAATCCGAAAGGCTTCCGAGTATATTATTAGAAGAAATTGTCCAAAAGGAGAATAATGAAAGAAGAAATACAAGAACGATTTGAACTCTTTGTTCTCGTTAGTATTTTTTGCATTTCATTATTAGGAGTCAACCCAAATGTTTAAATCTCTAAGAGCATTCTTCAAAAGAGGATGGACACGCACGTTCTTTAAATATTGGGTTCAACCTTGGCATCCGGGTAGATAATGGAATTATTAATTTTAATTCCGTTTGGGTTATGGATGGCATACCTGCATCTCAGACACAACCCAATGTTTGAGATTAGGCAAGCTTTGGCGCTCGAAGCTCGACGTAAAACAAACTCAAAATAAGGAACCTAAAAATGAAAACCATGAAACGATGGTTGGATTTGAATGGTGAGGTTTGTGTCGAGTGTATGTTAGTAACACTTATGATGGGTGTTATGGCATACTGCATAATCAGCATCGTTTAAACAACCAACCAAGGGCTACAGAAATGTGGCCCTTACCTTTTATTGCATCGCTTTTCTGCTTTACTAATCAATCTAAAATTATTTGCCACAACAACTCCAGTTGAAACGCCTGCACCTAATTTCCAACCATACCAAAAATTTTCGTCAGCATCAACAATAAATTTTAGTCCACCAATAATACCTAACTTTAAACCAATCATTTCATGTACTTCTGGAACTTCAGGTAATAAAGGATTCGCTTCAGTTAAACAAGCATACTTCATACCTTTATGAGTTGAATATACATCAAGTATCTGTGTGGTCCAAAAGAATAAATCAATCCATCTTCTTTCCTTTTCATTCCAATAAAATTCTGGAGAGGACATGTCAATATTTAAATCTATACTATTTGCTGTGAATTGTGGGTTTGGTTTCTTTTCTTTAAACTTTGGGTGATGCATTAAATCTTTTAGAGGAGGAACAAGTTCTGGTCCGTGTGGTAAAGTAATAATAGCACCGTTTTCCATTATTCGAGCTTTACCTACAACAACTCGACGAACATATAAGTCATCATAAGGTACAGTATGACCTGCTTTGAATTTAGCAACTAATGCGGGGTCAACGTAAGTCGGATAGAATTTTTCTTTTGGTATATAAGCTTCTACAGGAACCGCTAATAAAAACAATCCTATAAGTAACTTATTTAGTCGTGGCAATAAAGACACCATTCCAATCCTTTGGCAGATCTTGCGTTTTCATATATTCACAACGCTCAATCCACATATCATAATAACCTTTCATTTGTCCTTCAAAGCAATCCATCAGGTCATTACATATTTTAATTGCTTTATCAAAGTTTTGCTTTTGATAATTGGAATGCATTGCTTCGTGCATCTCTGCTGGTTTAATATATTTATCCTTATTCAAATCTAATACAGTGTAAATACCTATCCCAACTGATTTCCCTTTCACAGCAAGATCATCTACTTTAAGGAAAAAGAATTCTTCAGGATTACATCTTTTAACTGTTTCTTCTCCTACTAATAAAAGGCAACCATATTCTTTACATTTCGACTCAATTCGTGCAGCTGTTGAAACAGCATCTCCAAGGATGTCATAACTATGTCGACTTGTAGAACCCATCTCACCAACATAACCAAGACCGCTATTAATACCAGCCCCCATACCAATCGGAGGTCTTCCTTGCTTAGTAATTTCATTATTGAATTTCTCCACTGCTCGAAGCATATTGATTCCAGTTTGAACTGCTGTCTTTGCATGGTCATCATCTTGCATTGGAGCGTTATGTATATGCATACTTGCATCTCCAATGTATTTGATAATCATTCCATTTGCATCTAATACAGGTTGAGTAATTGCATCCATATATCCATTCATTAAAGTTGTAAGTCCTTTAACGTCATCTCCAAAGCTTTCACCTAAAGGAGTAAATCCTCGAAGATCCGAAAAGACAATACTTACATCTTTTTTCATTCCATCCTTGACAAGTGAAGGATTTTGTTGTAAAATAGTCACAACTTCTGGCGAACAATAACCAGCAAATTGTTTCATTATTGCGCGCTTTTCTAAAAATGTTAAATAGTATTTGTTGAAACTTGCCTGGGCAAAAACTACTAAGGAAGCAAATGAACTTAAGGTCGCATCTAAAAAGATTAAATCATTCCACAGATAACGGCTTATTGCATAAGAGGCGCCAATCAGAATTAAACTCTTTATCACCGCAAGAGTTGTGGGCAAGATATAGACCGCTCCAAGGATACCTAGACTCAGTAAGACCAGAAGACCGAGCTCGGCTATTGGCTTCCAGTCGGGAATCTGTATTTCAACTCCTGAAAGGACGGTCTGAATTAGGTGAGCTTGAACTTCGTGGGGATACATTGCACCCGTTGGGGTTGAAACTGGATTAGAAACACCTTCTGCAGTTACACCAAATATTAATACCTTTCCACTTGGTAGTGGTTCTGTTATAGATTGTGTTTCAAATTGATTCCAAAAAGCAATAGGTAATTCAGCGAAACTATTTGTTGTGATAGGATCTTGACGACCCATACGAATCCATTCGACTCCATTGGAGCCTACTTTCATTTGGTAACTTGGTTCACCGGTGTACACTCGTAATGTATCGAGTGCGAGAGATGGATAGGCATTCCCGGCTGCTTTGACCACGAGTGGTGCTCTACGCACGACTCCGGTTGGTGCGTCAGGAACAGCAACAGTGGCGCCAACACCAAAAGCCCAAGAAGAAAGAGATTCCACAGGGTACAATAGTCCAGGAAATTCGTATAACCAATTTTCATTTTGTTCTCCAAAGGTGGCAACACCTACAAAGGTACCGACTCCACCTGATTTTTGTTGTGAGGGAGCGGACGCAAGAACAACCGCCTTTTCAGCCATTGCTTCCGCGAGTAGATGATCTTCTTTGAATCTGTCTTCTTCAGAGTATATTACATTAAGAACATATAAGCTGTCAGCAGGACCATTCCGTATGTAATCAGCAATAGCACCACGAGGCCACGGATACTGACCTTCGGCAGCGATTGCTGTTTCATCGATGTTGACGAGGACGATGTCCTCAATTGCTTCAACTTCTTTCTCTTGCTGTAAGGAGTCATAATATGAATACTCTATACTCTGAATAAAATCTGGATTTGCTATATGTAGGCAAGCAAATCCTGTGATGGTCAAAAGGACAGTCCACCACTTGGTTAATATTTTCATTTAACTAAACTTCTTTTGGATATACTTTACTGCTGCATATAATGTTAAACCATATACTGCGAAAATTGTTAATGGTACTGCCATATTTAAAATAGTCCAAATATCTAAGAACAATAAATCAGTTGTGAAATCAATGATTGCTTCAGCGTCACCCATTGGTTGGATTGTTCCAGTTTCTTCGACATATTCCATATCGACACCGTATAACATTTCATCTAAAGTTTCTCTTGGAACACAAACTAATTCAGGCGGACATACATCTTCTCGATATACTGTACCTGCTGGGTTTCCAAAAGCGTCTAATTCTTGCATTATTCTTGTAGCACATTCACTGAGCAACCACCAACCGTATAACAATCCACTGATAAATTGTATGTTTGATTGGTTGTGCTATTTTGTCTAATAGTTGCTGTCGTTCCGTAAATACCATCTAAGGTAATATTTGCCGTGTGTTGTGCATTAGCTCCTTTCTGCCTAAATGTTAAAACGTTATCATCATTGTAAAGTGTAATGTTTGCTTCTTTTGCGCCTGAAGATTGTTGTCTTCCATCTATCCAATTATCAGACCCAGCAACATGTAAGTTAAAATCATGTCCGTCAGTTGCATCACTTTGATTTGTTTGATGCCACTCAACAAAGTTATCATTACCGTATAAATCTATTTCCATATAATGACCACCGCCTTCAGCACCATCATAGTTCCAACCTTGTGTGGTGTTATCAAAAGCAACACCTTGACCTAATTTAATTTCATTACCTGTTCCACTGATTTCATCAAATACTATTGTGTTATCAAGACCTGTGGTATTATATTGAACAACTAATAAATCAAGTGACGATGCATTAATATACGAATATTGGTCCAACATTTTAATTTCGTTATCAGCACCGTATTGCTGAATCTCTAAATTTAAATTATCACCAGTTTGTTCTATTGTTATTACATTATCTGCCAAAGCAATAGGCGCAGCAAATAAAATACCCATAAGAAATCCAAAGGCAAAGAATTTACCTAAGTCAGCACCAGAAAAAATATTTGGTCCTACTGATTGTTTGAACATTTTCCATGCTCTTTCTTCATGTTCGTTTTTGTATCTCATATTAATATTTATCCACCCTGTCTTATTATTATAATTGAATTTTGTCCTTGGTTGAGGTCAATGATTCCTTCATACCCATCAACCGATGTATCAATCTTTACTGAAGCATCCGATGCTAAAGAAATATTAATAACACCATTTACATCTCTATAAAATACAATCCTTCCACTTTGTTCAAAAATGTTATATTGTGAATCTGCATTTAATCCAAAAGTTGCTCCACGCAATTCTGCTCCTAAGGAAGAACCTGCGATTGCACTGTCGTCAAGTTTAACAGTTGTCTTTACAAGTTCTTCGACCACATCTAATAAATCTGTTAAGAAATCAACATCAAGATAATCAATGTCAAGCTCTGAAAATTCTAATGCATCATCTTCAAGATAATCAATATCCAATCCATCAAACTCTAAGAAATCTATATCAAGTAATCCTTGGTCTTGGTTTGCATCATCTTGTATTTCCTCCTCAATAGCTTCCTTTACTTCAGGAGGTGGTGATACAATAAACATATTATCAATCATAGAAGGTGTAATACCTTGCATTGTGATTTGTCTTGTAGGTGGAGTATCGAGACTACTTACCATTGTGGCAGCGTAAGCCTCCTCTAATCTTATTGTCCCACCGTTGTTTGTTACGTCAATAATACCTGAAGGATTACCATATTGGTCTGGTAAAAGGATTACAAGTGATCTTCCTAACTCGTCAATGGTTGTTGTAAAATCTGTTCCACGAACTGATACTGTTGCCGTAGGTGTTGAAATGTCAATGTTATTCTTATTGACCATTCCTAAACGACCAGACGCAAATCGAGCTGTGCCTAATGCCATACGCATTGTCATTTTTGATTTACTTGGATCTGGGTCGTAGTATACTTTGTCTATGTATACCTTTGTGTTTTCTGTTAAACTGAGTTCTGCTTTATCAAGGAACTGAATAAGCATTCGGCCATTCTCAGTTTCAGCCGTGTCGTTCATTTCAACTTCTGGAACAAATGCACCAGAAACAACAAGCTCTTCACCTGCTTCTCTAATTAAAGAAGCTGAACCTTTATGTTCAACGATTGCTCCAATAGGATCCGAGCTCGACAATGCCACTCCCGAAGTAAGTAGCAGTGTCGATCCCAGAATTAAATTAAGAGTCGTTTGAACTGTCTTTCTGATTAATTTGAATTGTCGCATTTTCAGAATCTATGTCCAAAGTAATTATTCCATTACAAGTAGAAACACCTGTAGGACAAGTACCACTGATTTGGTTAATATCAATATCAGCAGATGAACCAACGTGAGTCAAGTTAATTTCATGCTCAGCACCGTCCTTCTGTAATGTATTAATATTATTACTTCCACCAGTAATATCCATATTCCATATTGCGTCGTCGACATCAATGTCAACATCAAAAATGTTACTGTCTCCAATAACTGTTAAGTCAAGATCTAATCTTTCAGCACTTGCGTTATAACCTTGGTCAAAGTCCATAGTATTTGAATCACCAGTAATATCAACATCAATTGTTGAAGTATCAGATGAACCAATATAACCTACGTTCCAATCCCAAGAGTTAGAATCTCCAGTAAATAAAGCGTTAACAGTTGTACTGTCACCGACATAAGTACCAAAGAACAAGTTTTCATTTCCTATTTGGTCAATGTTAAATGTTAACGATGAACCAGTAATAGGCATAGCACTTGAGCTTGAACTGAAATTATCCAATCCTATTTTGTTGCCATAACCATATTGGTCAATATACAAAGTAAGAGTATCACCATCCTGTTCGATGTTGATTTCATTGTCATCAGTTGCTTGCGCAAACACTAAACTATTGAAAGAGAATAAACATAATAAAGATAGGCCTAATATTTTTTTCATTATTCTTCCTCTATTTTATTGTTAATAGTCCAGAAGCCACGTTCGTCGCCCTGGTATACCATCTCTAGCACGGCAGCTTCAATTGCTGTTCGTACTGCATATGTCACACTCTCATTATTTCCAATCCCGTCCTCGTATTCAATCAATTGAGTTCCTTGCTCTATAAAGCGGAAGACGTCTCCTCCTGAACCGTAGCTCAAGATTGATTTCTTTGCTTGGACATTTAATAATATCTCACCTGTAAGAACCGAAACTGCACGCACAGATACTGTGACTACATCTTGACGATACTGACGGCTAAAGCTAATACCTAAAGTTCTAGCTCCGCGGCCTCCGGTCTTTACATTACTATCATAACCTATGATGCCGCCCTCAATAATCATTCCTGCGAATAATAAAGGTCCAACACCTTTTGGTTCTTCGCCCAGTTTCTTTGCCGCTTCATCACGACCTGAACGAATAATCTGTCTTTCTCTAACAAGAGCATCAATCCCTTGTCTTTCTACAACTCTGAACCAGGTTCCACCACCTGCCGTTTTCAGAGCGTCTATTAATAATTCTGTTCCACCTTGTGTTACAGCGGTGGAAAAACTCTGTCCTGTGACAGAATCTTTTCTTTGACCTGTTTTATCTATAAAATTGTAAACAGCAACCACAGGCATATTTTCTGCAGGTGGTAAATTCAGTAAATCAATATATGCAGGTAACTTTACAACCTCAGGTTGTTCTATACAAATTTGTTTTGTTTCAATATACTTACGAGTGCCGGTATATAGTTGTTTTCCAACACTTAAAGCATCATCATTTATAATACCATCATTATCAAAATCGGTATTAAATCCTTGTGCATATCTTCCTTGTCCGTATTCACAGTTCGCAGGTCCTTCTGACCATTGTGGCATTTGTGCACAACTTGCTAAAATTAATGTTGACAGAAATGCAGATAATAATTTAGCCATCTGGATTCTCACTACCAAAGTTTCCTGTTCCTATCGGAATCTCAATAACAGTTGTAGTACCATTTTCATCAATAATTGTCATCTTAATAAATTCAGTACCATCTGCATTCGTAATTACTTCATAGGTTACGGTAGATCCTTCTAATACGAAAGATCCAAACCTTACTGCATCATCGTTAGAGAACATATTGTCCACTAACTGTTTTGCTAACTGAGCATAAATTCTACTTTCAAGGTTTCTTATAAACTTTGACAGCGTTGAATTATCCAATTCTCGTTGTGCTGCTCTCTCGGCTGCATCTAATGCATCTTTGATTGCTTTCTTACGTGAATGTTCTTGATTCTCGATAGTGAGATAATGAGCACCAGTTCCAACACCGCTGAAACTTGGATTTTTAAATTTGTGTACGATAGGTTCTCCGTATGCTTTACCTGCTGCTAAAAACAGATACATTATTACAATAAACCATCCTAAGTACAATAAACCTTTATCAGTCTTGTTGTCCATCTTTATCACCCTTTTTCTTCAATTCCTCGACCTCTTTATATTTTAATACAACATCTACTTTTTGTTGAAGTCTTATCAAATCTTGGTCGAGCATTCTCATACGGTCGATTAATCGTATAAGTGCCATGTGTTGTTTATCAATTTCAGGCTGTAGCTTGTCGTTTACAAACTTCCAAATAAAATATATGAAATAACCAAGCCCAACTACCATTACGACAGGAAAACCATATTCCTGTACTAAATTCGCTATATCCATTCTAATCTCTTCTTACGTCGACTTTTCCGTCTTCAACAAAATTTTCAGCTCTTGCGACTCTATCAATATCTGGATTTAATCCAAGTGCACTTGAAACGAGAAGGTCGATTTTAACCATCTCATTTGACATTGTCCTTGCTCGGTTCTCTAACGATTCACAAAACATTGTTAATGTTCCAATACTATCAATGACTCCTTCCAAAATTTGTCTTATAATAATAAAGATAAAGAATCCCATCGTGATCGCACCGGCAATAGGCAATCCTACATCTGCGATAAGCTGAAATATTTCTTCCATACCGTTATTTATAACATTGAACTACCTAAACTCAAAACTTTCAACAGTCAAATCCTCATTCTAAAGGACTTGTATTTAACTAACGATATAATACTATTACGAATAGAGGACATTCTAGAGGACATTTAAATCGTTATAATAAACTCGTTTTATATAACAAAATGTTCTAAAAATACTATTGACATTATGAGAGAAATGGACCATAATGGTACCATAAATTGTTGAAAGGAAACTAAGGAAACTATAATGGATTTTGTTCAAAACATCGACGCAAAAGTCGCGGCAATTCAAACCGCTGAAGCTGCTTGTTTAGCAATCAATGGATATCTTGAAAAGGAATCAATCGGTAAAGAGGTATTTCAAATGCTTTCTGAACTCAAGGTTGATTTGGCTGATATTCGTTACGAACAGCAAATTCGCTCTGAAACTTTCGGTGAAATTTCTTAAACTTTTTTCATAAAAACTATTGACATTCATTCTCATATAGAGTATAATATATTAGTAAAATGAAAAAAGGAAAGGAAAATATGACTAAATTTGATAAAGAGTTGTTCACTTGGGACGGTATGTATTTGATGTATCGTGGTGATTATGTTGGTTCTAAAACGATGGACGAAGTTCATCCTGACTGTCACCCTTCTTGGGTAGGTAAAGTAAAGCCTGCTTTTATTGCTAGGAACAAATATGGTTCCTTCCCTTACAAGTCATGGATTAACTGTTTGGTTGATAACTATACAGTTGAAGAATATTTAAAAGTTTCTGAGGAAACGTCACCAAGAGAAGCTGTTTGCGCTGTAGGATACTCTGGTAGGGGTAGATACTATAGCAAAAAAGTTGCTTAAAACTATTGACATTCTCTCATGAATAGTGTATAATTGTTGTATAAATTGGAAAAAGGAAATATATTATGTTAACTAAAAATGAAATCGCGAAAATCAACACTTTGTTCTCAAAGATGGAAGGTGGAGATTTTAAAACTGTTGCTTCTCTGTTCAAGCAACATCAAACTAACGTTGCTACTATGGCAACAGGAAACTTCTCGACAGGAGACTCTGTTTTCTTCATAAACAGGTCAGGAGAAAAAATCTCCGGTGTTGTTGAGAAAGTAATGCAAAAGAACATTAAGGTTTCGACTTCCCAAGGTATTTGGAGAGTCCCAGCCACCATGCTTAACGCATCATAGGTCGTTCTGACCACCTGCAGAGCCTGTCGTCTGATGGGCTTTGCTCTATATGAAGCCGCTATGGTGGAATTTGGTAGACACAAGAGACTTAAAATCTCTCGACTTCGGTCGTCCCGGTTCGAGTCCGGGTAGCGGTACCACTATTGACATATGAGTAAAACTTTGTTATAATATACACCATGAATATTTTTAGATTAAACGACGACCCAGTAATAGCAGCACAAGACCAATGCGATAAGCATGTGGTTAAGATGATAGTTGAATCTGCACAAATGTTATCAACTGCTCATCGTATGCTTGACGGAATAATGGAACGTAGGCCGTCAAAATCTGGTCGTGTCATGGTACAATATTTTTATTTAGAAGATGAACGTGAAGATATCTTATACAAAGCCGTTCACTTCAATCATCCTTCAACCGTATGGACAAGAGAATGCAGTGCAAACTATAATTGGCATTATGACCACTTTGTTGCACTCTGCGACGAATACACCTATAGGTATGGCAAGGTTCATGGAACCGACATAAAGCTGAGAGAGTACTTAAAGACTCCACCTAAAAACATTAAGAAACGGTTAACCGAAACACCATTCAAACTCGCAATGAAGGCAAATCCTGAATGCATGTTTGAAGACCCAGTGAAATCATATCGAGCCTTTTATCATACAAAGCAAGATCGTTTTAGTATGATTTGGACAAAACGTGATATCCCTGAATGGTGGAACGGAACAGCAGTTGCGTAAATTATAATTAATTAATGTATAAATAGGTTTAGGAGTCTATATGGAAAAGTTAGCAGAGCAATTACTCGAAGATGCACAAAAGAGGTTTATTCAAAAGGATGACCTTCTAATCGCATGCCTTGAAACTATGACTGAGGACCAGTTGTATGAAATGGCAATCAAGAATGAATTCATCAAAACGAAAGTTGAAGAAGACGATTATATTGTATTGGAACGTAATGAAGAAATGACTACTCCAGAAAAAATCATCGACGCAGTCCTAGCAAGATACGGAGAATAACATCATGGAACAATGGATGTTTTGGACCACTGCAGTAATTTTTACTGTCATTGGTTATTTTATGGGAATGAGAGAACCACCTTCATTCAACCAATCTAAAAGAATTACTCAAGAGACTATTGATACATTAATTGAAATGGGTTATCTTAAAACTAAAGGTCTTGGAGAAGATACCGAATTAGTCAAATGGCACGAGGAAATTTAAAATGGAAATCTCAGCATCGTACCCTACAACCTACCCAAACTATTTTCCAAAAGTTGAATACGATACTCGTGTAGTTAAATCAACTGTTCGCATAAATGGAAACGAACAAGCAGAAACCATTTATACATATGATAAACACGGAATGTTAATTTCGTCAGTAATCAACGCAAAAACTATTGCCGAAGTATGATAACAGATTTCACATTATTTAATGTTCACATTGTAAATACACAGACAATGGAATATATTGACCAAGGTATTATGAGGGCAAAACACGCAATGGATCTTGTAAAAAAGATGGATGCTCAAGGAGTACCTTGCGTTGTTGAGGCAATTGATTCCCATTTGGATTACGATGCCGCTAGTTTTATGGAATATATGTACTCTAAAAATAATTAAGTTTTTTTCATAAAAACTATTGACATCATAATGAAACTATAGTATAATAGTTGTATATTGAGGGAAAGG